AGATCATTCAACTTGTACCCGCTAGGGTAATCTGATAATTCGAGATAACGGCTAGATGATACAAGAGTATCATCACCGTTAACAAGGACGTTCGCTTCTTCCCCGCGTAGCGCCCAAAGAGCTGCGAGGTACGAATGAAGCGAAAGGAGGGGAAAGGAGAGGTAGCTCCCCATCATCTGCCCGTGCGATACTTCCTTAACCTCTCCGGCACAATCAACAAGTGGCCGGAGTGACTGAAACGCGCGAACGCGTAACGGTCCTGGAACTTTTGTGCTCTTTCTAAGCAAAGAGCCAAGTATCGCCTCTGTCACCTCCAGTGACAGGTTGTCTGTGGCGCTCACCAGATCAACTGAGGTCTGGCAAGGGTAAACACAGGTAGATGATATTCTCTTCTCCGTAGGTGGTCCGACAAGGCGCCATTTTTGACGCATCAGATGCGACTCAATGACTTTGTGAAGAGGAGCTAGTACTTCAGTGGTCTCGTCAAATATGACGAGAGGCCTGCACTTACCAGCACTCATCACTTCCTTGTACCGGGCTCGTACTGGTTGATCGATCGGGATAGATCGACCAGTAGAGCACTGCTTACGGAAATCTTTTCCTTTACCGCAAAAATGAAGATCAGCGCGAGGCGTGTTCATTCGAGCGGATGGGTTCGGTACATGACGCCAGACAAAATCGTCATAATCCCGGTCCCAACCCAAAGGAAAGATACTGGAGACCTTTTCGCGAACGAAAGAAAGGTAACCAGGAGGAGGGGGAGGAGGAGTTGAGAACGCGCTCTGCTCCCAAGCAGGGCGCGCGGATGGCGTATGTTGACGGCAACCTTGTGGAAGGTTGCGCTTAATTGACGCGACGGAATGGGCTAATTCCCATCGCTCGTGTTTCAACAAACGCGTCAAGGAAAAGAGGCCGTTACTATCCCGAAGACGAGATTGTCGTCTAGGAAAAGCAACGCTTGCCCTCTCTCTTCCTTGAAGGAGAAGATAAGAGAGATACTTGTTAAGATCCTTAACTTGAAGATCCGGCAGTTCGCAACAGGGTATCCTGTAACGAATCCGAATGAGCTTCAAGCCGTTGGAAATGGTCTCTCTTGTGTCGCATGCGCTGCGAAAGCAGCCGCGACACGTTTTAGCTTCTAAACCAGTGTTGGGTTTAATAGAAGCAGCGGTGCACGTTGTACTACGTGTGCCAGATCTCGACATGGTAAAGCTTTGCTGCCAGGTGTCGAGGGGATCCTTTAACGGAT